CACACCAAGAGGTGAGAGAACCACAGCCCTGAAGACCGGAAGCCGAGGTGATTTCATCAACATGATGCAGCGAAAAGCAGAGGCAGAGGGCATGGGCAATCCGCTTCCACAAGGCATGGGCAAGGCTGATCAAAGCATGATCACTCAAATGATGGATGTTAGCTCTGCCAGAAGGCTTGGGTTGATCTTTGAAACAAATCTAAGATCCGCTTATGGATATGGTAACTTTCAGGCCTCAGTTGATCCCGATGTGACAGAGACTTTCCCAGCTTGGAGATTTGTCAGGATTGCAAATGTCAAAGAACCTCGACCGTTGCACAAGAAAAACGAAGGGGTGGTCCGGAGAAAAGACGACACCAAGTTCTGGCTTGAGATGAACAAAAAGGAAATCGGTGGCCTGGGTGTCCCGCATGGTCCTTGGGGGTTCAACTCACAGATGGATGTTCAGGAGGTTGACAGGGAAGAGGCGGTGGCATTAGGCTTAATCAAACCGAAGGAACGGATCCGAGATCCGAAATCAGAATTCAACAAAGCCCTGTCTGTTGATGGTTCACGAATGGACAAGGGAATCTTTGGTAAACTCAGAAAAGCATTAGGAATCAAAACAAATCAGAAAGGTTGGGAACTGAAATGGGCCAAGTAAAACTCGAAAAACCAGAAGATCCACAAGTCTTCTGCTCACACACAGAAATGCGTGATCCTGCTTCATTGGTAGAGCATCCACGCAATTACAACACTCACCCAGCAGAGCAGATCCGTTTGCTTGCAAAGATCATCAGGCATCAAGGGTGGCGAAATCCGATCACCGTTTCCAAGAGGTCAGGCTATGTTGTCAAAGGTCACGGCAGACTCGCTGCTGCCTTGCAATTGGGATGCTCTGAGGTTCCGGTCGATGTTCAGGAATACAAGGACGAAGCGTCAGAATATGCTGACATGATCGCTGACAATCGTATCGCAGAGCTTGCCGAAGCTGATCAGGATGCTCTGAAAGGATTGCTCACAGATGATGTGTTTGAAGGGTTTGATCTGGATCTGACTGGGTTTGAAAACACTGATTTCCTGAATGATGAGAAACAATTAGAATCACCTGAAGATTTCAAAGAGTTTGATGAAAACATAGACACAAATCACAAATGCCCAAAATGTGGTTATGAGTGGAGCTAGTAAACCAGAAATCAGAGAGACATTACGGAATCAATTTTCAGAAATTCCAACAAGTGATCCGGTTGCCCTGCTGCTTTCTTCTGGAATTGATAGCCACGCAACATTGTGCGCTCTTTTAGATCTTGGTCTTAAAGTCGTTTGCTATTCATTTATTATGAATCGAGGCAGTCTTTCAACGGATTTCAAATACGCAAGATTCAAGGCAGAGAAGTTCGGCCTTGAATTTGTTCCTGTTTTTTTACCCAGCAAACAGCAACAAATCATTGAAGGATTGATTGACTTAGCAAAGCATGGGGCAAAATCAAAAACCGATTTTGAATGCTCTTACCCAATCCTTCACTCGGTGAAAGCTATCAAAGAAAAGTGGATAGCAAGCGGACACGGAGCCGATGGGCATTTTTGCTTATCAAAGAAAGGATTGATTCACTTTAAAAAAAGAATTGATGAATTCAGGCAAAAGACATTTTCAAACCCACGGTATTGTCAAAAGCCCATCATCGACTCAATTTGCAAAAAAAGCGGAAAGAGGTTTCTTTTCCCTTGGATAAGCAAGGAGATGGTGAATCAGTTTATTGGAACAACTTGGGAACAGGTCAACAAGCCTAAACAAAAGCAATCCATCCTTAATGACTTCCCTGAAATAAGGAGATTCAAAGTTTTTCCACATACAAACCTTCAGCTTGGGGACAGTGGCATTGCAGTCCAGATCGGTGGCGCAGCATTAAAATCCAAGTTCAACATAAGAGGGTTCAAAAGCCCAATAGGAACTTATAATGAAATCGCAAGACAATATGGGAAATAAGCCACCTTATTGTGTTCCTTCAATGAAGGAAATTCGAAGTATTCCTTCGAACGGTTTCAACGTGGTTTCGACTTTTAGCGGTTGCGGGGGGTCTTCCCTTGGTTATCGGATGGCAGGGTTCAAAGTGCTTTGGGCTTCTGAATTCATCGACGCTGCAAGAGATTCATACAACGCAAACAAGGCACCTTACACAATCCTTGACCCAAGGGATATTCGAAATGTAAAGGCAGATGACATTCTGAAAACAACAGGTCTTGGTTTCGGTGAAATTGATCTATTTGACGGCTCCCCTCCTTGTGCTTCATTCTCAACCTCAGGCAAACGTGAAAAAGCATGGGGAAAGGTTAAGAAATACAGCGACAAATCTCAAAGGGTAGATGACCTGTTCTTTGAATACTCAAGGCTCTTGAAGGATCTACAACCAAAAACCTTTGTTGCTGAGAATGTTTCAGGGCTGATTAAGGGGACTGCCAAGGGGTATTTCTTGGAGATCATGAAAGAACTGAAGTCAGCTGGTTATAATGTGAAAGCAAAAGTTCTCAACTCAATGTGGCTTGGCGTTCCTCAAGCACGTGAGAGGCTGATTTTTATTGGTGTTCGAAATGACCTTAACCTTGACCCAGTTCATCCAAAACCTCTTCATTATCACTATACCGCTGGGGATGCGTTTAAGGGATTAATTGATAATGAAAAACTTTGCAGGCAATTAAAAGCTAGGCAAAAATTGTACAAGTATTGGGTAAATACAAAGAGTGGCAACTTTTTTACAGAAGCCACAAAAAAGTTGCTCGGCAAGGAGAGCGGTTTCAATCACTCTAAGGCTTCAGCAAACAAACCTGTTCAAACAATAGTTCAAGGCAGTCAGAGCATATACCATTGGGAAAGTCCAAGAACTTTAACCATAGCCGAACTAAAAAGATGTGGGGGGTTTCCCGATGATTTCATCTTACCCGGATCATTCAGCAAGCAATGGGAACGCATTGGAAGGGCAGTACCTCCTGTTATGATGATGCACATTGCTGCTTCGGTTCGTGACAACATACTGAGGAAGATTAAATCATGAACACTCAAAATCTTGAGATCCCAAAGGATTGGACGTTCAAAGATAAAAACGTAAGCGATAACTTTGATAACCATGTCCGAGAAAGCCTTCCTTGGTATGACATGGTGACGGGTTTTGTTGCTCATTTCGCAAGGCATTACATCCCGCACGGTGGTTTGGTTTATGACATAGGGGCATCAACCGGAAACATCGGCAAAGCAATCTTTGACACATTAGACTCACGCAAGGCTCGCTTTTTTGCAATCGAAGAAAGCAGAGAGATGGCTTTGAACTATGAGGGACCACAGCGACTAGTCATCGCAGATGCACTGAGCTACAGTTTTGAACCCTATGACTTTGCCATATGCTTTCTTGTTGTCATGTTTCTTCCAATTTCTAAGCGGTTCAACTTTATAAAAACACTTAAAAAAAACCTCAACCCTGGTGGTGCTTTGATCATTGTTGACAAAACAGAAGCTCCAAAGGGTTATCTTGGGACAACTTTCAGTCGATTAACGATGAGCCAAAAAGTGAATTCAGGAATCGAAAGCAATGACATCATCAAAAAAGAACTTTCACTAGCTGGATACCAGAGGCCAATTAGTAAAAACCTCATGAAAGGTTTTACCAAGTTCTTTCAAGCAGGTGAATTTTCAGCATGGATATTAGTAAAAAATGAAAATTAAAGATCGAAAAATCAAGATCAGCAGTGAACGCAAACGGGGAAGACAGTCTTTTGAAATGCCGATTGAAGCAGCTGAGTCATTCGGCAACATGGGATTCACGCAGAAGGATATTGCTGACTTTCTTCGTGTTAATGTGAAAACGATAAACAGGGAATTCACCAAGGAAAATTCTGAATTCCGAGAGCTTTACAACAAGGGCAGAGCAGCAACTGCAAGAAGCCTAAGAATGAAGCTCCTGCATAGGGCGATCAAAGAAGATCGTGATCAGCTATTGATCTTCGCCTTAAAAAACTTTTGTGGGATGTCTGACAAGATGGAACTTGATAACAACGGTGAGATCCATGTGCATGTCACGATGGACGGAAAGCCGATCAAGGAACCTGCATGGCTCAAAAATTAGATCAAGGGATCAATCTTCAAAAGCCACACACAGGGCAGCAACGGATTCTCGATGCTGCCCTTCGTTTTAATGTTCTCCAATGTGGTCGTCGATTCGGCAAAACCACGATGGGACTGTACATCCTGCGTATGGCTGGGATCATGGGGAAAACCTATGCATGGTTCGCTCCTACTTACAAATCAATGTCTGAGCAATGGAACGATATTGAAGCATCATTTGCCCCTTTGATCAGAAAGACAGACAAGCAGAACAGGGAGATCCATTTGATCAATGGAGGCAGGTTTGATTTCTGGTCGCTGGAAAAGCCTGATGCTGGTCGTGGTCGCAAATATCACGGGATCATTATTGATGAGGCTTCGGTTGTCAGGGATTTAAAATCCAGATGGGAGCAGGACATCAGGCCAACGCTGACGGATTACAAAGGAAGAGCTTGGGTGCTTGGGACCCCGAAAGGGCAAAACTACTTCCACCAGTTATTTCTTAAAGGTCAACGTGGGGATCGGGATTGGAAATCCTGGAGGCTTGGCACAATCGACAATCCGACAATCCCTGATCTGGAGCAGGAATTGGCCGATGCTCAAAAGGATCTGCCTGATGCGGTTTACAAGCAGGAATACCTTGGGGTGCCAGCCGATGATGGGGGAAATCCATTTGGAGTTGATGCAATCAGGGCATGCTTTGGTGAACGAAGCCATAAACCTGCGATATGGTTTGGTTGGGATCTGGCAAAAAGCCATGACTGGACTTGGGGCGTGGGACTCGATGAAGACGGTTGCCAAGTGTTCAATGGCAGGTTCCAAAAGTCATGGGGTGAGACAAAGCAAAGCATCATTGAGATGACAGAATGGAATCCAGCCTTGATTGATTCAACGGGTGTCGGTGATCCGATTGTGGAGGATCTGATCATGGAGGGATCAAATTTTGAGGGGTTCAAGTTCTCGTCAACTTCAAAACAAGCCTTGATGATGGGGCTTCGTGCTGCTATTCAGCAAAACAGGGTTCGATTCTACGACGAGGCATTAAAATCTGAGCTTGAGTCATTCACTTATGAATACAGCCCAGGTGGGGGAGTGAAATACACAGCACCAGATGGAATGCATGATGACGGGGTTATGGCATTGGCCCTTGCCGTCGAAAAAATGAGACGGGGATCAAATGACGGGGTGATCAGATCAACTAGCGGATTCAAATTAGGCACAGCAAAAGCCCAAAGCAGCAGAGGAATAACATTTTAGAATCATATGGCAACTCAAGACCAAACGCCAAAACCAAAGCGAGCAAGGACCACAAAGAAGGTCAATGAGCGCATCATTACACCTTCATTCCGAGAAAAGTTCTATCCGTTCTTAAATGAAAAGATTGATCCTGCGGAAGTTCGTGGACTTCTTCAGTCAGCCTTTTCCGGAGATCCGCAGAGCTTGCATGATCTTTATGCCATCATGGAGGACACTTGGCCAAGGCTTGCCAAGAACCTGCACGAGATCAAGAAAGCAGCATCCAGAGCAGAGTTTGTTGTTCAACCATTCGCAGAGCAGGGACAGGAACCAAGCCCAAGGGCTCAGGAAAAAGCTGATTTTGTCCGTCGAATGATCGACAACATGCGACCAGTTCCGAAGCGCAATGAAAACGGCTTCGAAGATATGGTGTATGATCTGTGTGATGCCATCGGCAAGGGGATCAGTGTCCAAGAGCTGCTTTGGGATTGGAATCAAAATGGTGAGATAACGCCAAGGGCTTCGTATTGGGTCCACCCGCAGTTCTGGGGATATGATTCCAGTGGGACGGAGATCATGCTCCGGAACATAGAAGGGATCGGATCACGGGGATATACTGAGATGCCTGATGAAAAGTTTCTCGTCGGCCGATACAAGACCAGATCAGGGAATCCGCTGACATATGGCTTCAGTCGTGTTCTTGCTTTCTGGTGGTCAGGGATGATCTTTGGGCGTCAATGGCTCATGCGTTATGCTCAGATTTTTGGAATACCGTTGAGGGTTGCGAAGTATGGCAAAAACATGGGTGAAGCAGACAAAGATGCCCTTGAACTTTGGTTGCGTGATCTTGCTGCCGCAGGATATGCAATGATTCCTGAAGGATCAGAAGTTCAGATCCTTGAGGCATCCAAGAACGGATCCGATAACCCTCAGAACCACCTGATTGATCTTGCAGACCGTGTTTGTGATATTCTGATCCTTGGGCAAACACTCACAACAGATGTGGGTGATTCAGGATCGAGGGCTTTGGGAGATGTTCATGCTGCCGTTCGCCAAGACAACCTCAAGGATGCCTGTGACTGGGCAGCGCAAAACATTAATGATCAGGTGATCCGAAAAGCCA